ACTCCTCGCCATGCCGCTGACCGGCTCGAAAGACCTGTTCGGCCAAATGGCGGAACTTTTTGGCGCAACCATGCAGAAGCCCGGACTCCGCTCGCTTCTCATCAACACGCAAGCGCCGAAGACCACAACCTCATCGGCCAATACCGTCACAGAAATCTGCCGCCAAGCCATTCTCCGGGTCGGGTCGCTGGAAGCCTTCAAGCCTTACGGGGAACCCATGCTTCTCGCGCAGTCGCTTTACGAGCAGACCCGTGACGAACTGCTTGGAGATTTTGATTGGGCGTTTGCCCGCGCTACCCCGGGCCTAACGGCTGATGCCGTGGCTCCCTATGTCGGATCGGGGGGCTACACCAAACGATACCTCCTCCCAACTTCCATCCTCAAAATCTGGCGCGTCGAGAACATCGACTCTGCGGAGAACCTCGGACAATGGGAAGTCGTTGGGCAGTATTTGCATACCAACCTCGGAACACCCGTCCGACTGCTTGTCACCGAGAAAGTCACCGATGTGACCAAGTTCCCTCCCATCTTCACTCAACTCCTCACCACAACCCTCGCGCTTAAATTGTGCGGGATTATCGAATCCAAATGAAATACGAAGCCCTGTTCCAAGAACTTCAATTCTTGATGGCAAAACCGGCCTTGCTGGAAAACATCGAGTCGGTCGCCAACTATAGTGGCACCCTTACCGCAACCGCTTCGGAACTCATCCGGCAGGCGATCCTTCGGGTTGGCAATGCGGAGACCTACAAAAATCAAGGTCAACCCTTTGTCTTCGCCGCGAAATTCTACCAACCCACGGTGCTGGAAATTCTTTCAGAGTTTGATTGGCGGTTTGCTCGCCAACAAGTCGGGAGCGTGGCAAAGGACGGCACCAACCCGGTGACCGGCTACGATTTCCGATACCCAACCCCAAGCGGTTCTTTGAAAATCATGCGAATCAATGGCATCGATTCGGCGGAAAATTTTGGAACATGGGAGGAAGTTGGCGCGTTCATCCACACCAATCTTGCCACGCCGATTGCCATCGACTACATCGCCCCCCCCGCCAGCGACACCACTTATCCGGCGATCTTCAAGGAAATGGTCGTGGTCCGCATGGCCTACAAACTGGCGATGGCAATGGGGCTGGGCGATCAAGCGGTCGCGGCAATCAAGGAATTTGAAACGCTCGCCGAGCGGTCCGCCTTGAAACGCGAAATCGAATCCATCGCGGACTCGATGGCATCCAATACCATCACCACCCGCACACAAATTTGCAAGCAGGCGATCATGCGGTTGGGGTCTTCGGAGACCCTCATCAAGCAACCGATGGTATTTGCCAATTCATTCTACGACCAGACCTTGGAAGAACTGCTTTCCGATGTGCCGTGGGCTTTTGCCAAAAAGCAGTTGAGCATCACGGCGGATGCCGCTGCGCCGACCCAAGGATTTACCAAACGCTATGCCTTGCCCAGCGATTTCTTGCAACTCATCCGGGTGGAAAACATTGATTCCTCCGAGAATTTCGGCCAATGGGAAATCGTTGGTGGGTATCTTCACACGGACCTCGGTTCTCCTGTCAAAATTGACTACACTTGGAAGCAAACCGATGTAACCAAGTTTCCTCCTCCTTTTACGGAAGCTCTGATCGCCCGCCTTGCGGCCAAGATTTCCATGCCGCTCACGCAAAAAGGGGAAATCGCACAAGCCATGGCTACTCTCGCCATCGAAACGATGTCGCGACCAAGCATCCGCATCCTCATCGAAAAGTCGGCCAAACCTCGCACTACTACCGCCGCCAACTCGGTTTCCGAAATTTGCCGCCAAGCCATCCTGCGAATCGGCACCGCCGAGGCTTTCAAACCTTACGGGGAGCCAATGGCGATTGCTACCAGTCTTTACGACCAGACCCGCAATGAGGTGCTTTCCGACTACGATTGGCAGTTCGCCCGGGCGCAAGCCACGATCAACGCCGACCCGACCGCCCCGGCGTTTGGTTACAGCAGGCGCTATGCCCTCCCCACCGGCACCCTCAAGGTGCTTCGCGTCAACGGCGTGGACGAGGACGAGAACTTCGGCAAATGGGAAATTGTTTCCGGTTACATCCACACAAACGAAGTTTCGCCCATCCAAGTCGAAACCATTTCCATCGTTTCGGATGTCACCAAATACCCGCCGGTCTTTGTGAATGTGCTGATCGTCACGCTGGCGATGAAACTCGCCCAACTCCTCGAAATCGGATCGGCAGCGGCACCTGTTAAAAAATGAAAGAGCAGTTCTTCGCAGAACTTCAATACCTCACCTCTCAACCGGCCCTCAAAGCGGCGGTTGAAAGTCGAGCGGCGTTCCGTCCCTCGGTCTCGATTTCCGAGGACGAACTCTGCCGCCAAGCGATCCTGCGAATCGGAACCGGCGAACAATTCGGAGCGTCTTCTCACGCTCTCCTTCTTGCCAAGTCCCTCTACCCGCAGGTGCGCGATGCCCTCCTGCTTGCCGGTTCATGGACATGGGCCATGAAGGCCACCACGGTCATTGAAACCCTCCCGCGCCCGGAATACAAGTGGGCTTACCGCTACGCGATTCCCGCAGACTGCCTGCGCGTCTTTCGGGTCAACGACTACGACTACTCGACCGGCGATTCGGCATGGGAGGTCGCTGGGAATTTCGTCCTCACCAATGCCGATTCCGGCTCGCCCGCATGGGTCACCGGTCGCGTCTACGAGGTCGGCAATGCAGTCTCCAACAAAGGCGCGGTTTACCGCTGCCTGGTTGCCGGATCGACCAAGCAACCCGGCGTCACCGCGAATTGGACGACCGATTGGGATGTCTGGCTCGGCACGGCGATCACGCTGGAATATGTCAAGAAAGTGACCGAGGTCACCCTCTTCGACTCCTTATTCATAGACTTACTCACGGCCAACCTCGCCTCCAAGCTCGCCGTCCCTCTGACCGGCGATGCCAACAAAGCCGCGCTCCTCGCGAAAGAAACCGAACTCCTCGGAAAAAGCCCCGCCATGCGCCGGGACTCCACCGAGCGCAAAGGCCGCATCAAGCCTGCGTGGATGTCCTCCAAACTCGTCTCCTCCCGCAATGGCGGCGATGGGGTCGATGCCGCGCAGGTCAGCGGAGGCGGTCCCGCAGGCGGCGTCAGCTACCCTTCGCTCCTTGTCCAAGTCGGGACGGTCACGAACCTGCCCACCGGCTCCACTCCCACCGTCACCAACACCGGAGCCAATGACACCGCCGTTCTGAATTTCGGACTCCCCCAAGGCCCAGCGGGAACGGTTCAAGTCGGCACGACGACCACCGGGGCCGCAGGGACGAACGCCAGCGTTGCCGCCACCGGCACCCCGGAGAACCGCGTTCTCAATTTCACCATCCCTCGCGGAGACCAAGGCATCCAAGGCATTCAAGGATTGCAAGGAAACACCGGACCCGTTGGTCCCGCGAATTCCCTTTCCATCGGCACGGTCACCGCTGGCCCGACCGCTGCGGCCACAATCACCGGCACCGCCCCGAACCAGACCCTAAACCTCACCCTCCAGCAGTCCTCGCTTCTCTCCTCGGCGAAAACAACGCTGACCGGCAACGGAACGCTCAAAACTTTCACCGTCTCGGGACTCAAATCGAGCGACCCAAACCATGTCATCGTCTCGATCAACGGCGTCGTTCAGGAACCCACCACCGACTACCTCGTCAACCAAGGCGCTGGCACAATCACTTTCACCACCGCGATCCCGAACAATGCGAAAATCGTTGTCGTCGCCCTCGGCCTCTACTCCCCCACCACCCAGCGTGACCCGGACAACTACATTCACTCCTTTGCGCTCAACACCGCTGGCACCTTTTCCTATTACGGCTTGCTTCTGAATTCCGACATCCCGAATCCCAATGCCGCCAATGGGGTTGGTTTGGTAGTTGGCGATATTGTGACTTTTAGCAATTTGCCAACACCTTCAAATTTATCAACCAGCAACAACTATTTAATTTCGGCAACAACATCTGTTTCAAAGTTTAATATCTCAAACATTAATGGAAGCGGGCTTGGATTGGCTAACACATCCATTACGCCAAATGTTACAAAAGTAATAAAGCAATCCAATGGAATGGAATACACGCTTGAATCTTTGTCTGGCGGTTTATTTACTGTTAATGCCGCATCAATAACTGCCTCGGTTGATAAATGGATCATCACCCGCTCCGCGCTCTCCGCCGCCGGAGCCGTTACTGCCACCGCCCAAGCGACCAATGTCGCGTGGACCAACCGGGAGACCGCCACCTACGCATGACGACCATCACCGAAAGCGTCATCACCCAGCAACTGGACCTTTCCTCGTTCCAGATCATCCTGCCGGATGACACCAAGGCACTCGTCATCTATCCCTCACGGGCCGACTTCCCGGTCGCTGGAAAAGCCGCACGCATCTACCACGCCCTCGACACCCGCCTGCAATGGCTATGGGACAATGCCATCACCGACTACCACCTCATGCTCGAAACCATCGACTGCGGAGAATTCTAACTTTCCCCATGAACACCAAACCCAACCGTCAGTTTTGACTGATACCAACCAACCAACAAACCAAATCCAATGCCCAATCCAATACTGAAAATCAAACGCGGAAGTGGTTCTCCTGTAAGTCTTTCTGTCGGAGAACTCGCCATCGACACACAAAACAAGTCCCTGTTTGTGGGAACAGCAGACGGCCCGCTTGCCATCGGCGGTGAACATGTCTTTGCGAAAAAGACTTACGCCGATGCCGCCGTGGCCGCAGAAGCCGCCCTGCGTTCCGCAGCGGACGCGACCTTGACCACCAATCTGGCCGGTGAAGTTTCGCGGGCGACTGCCGCTGAAGGCACTCTCACCACAAACCTCGCCTCCGAGGTCTCCCGTGCGACCGCCGCCGAGCAAGCCCTCGGCACTCGCATCGACAATGTGCTTTCCAATGTGGATGGAGCCGCCCTCGATAGCCTCTCGGAGGTTGTAAGTGCCTTCCAAGCAGCGGATTCCAGCTTAAACGGAGCGATCACCTCTCTCGCCTCCAGCGCCTCCAGCGCCCTTGCCGCAGAAGTTTCCCGCGCCCAAGCCGCCGAAGCGGCCCTCGCGCAGGACATTTCGGACATCGAGACCGGAGCCAGCGCCTTGGCCTCGCGGGTGACCGCCGCTGAAGGGGATATCAACACCCTCGAAAGCGACCTCGCCGCAGAAGTCAGCGCCCGCTCCGCAGCGATTTCCGCAGAGGCATCCACTCGCGGCTCGGCTGATACCAGCTTGGGCAATCGGATCACCGCCCTCGAAACCGAAATCGACGGAGGAGTTTACTAAACCCACCACCCAAGCCCGCCGGGGTTCCATCCCCCGGCGGCAACCTTCTCTATAGATGGCCAACCCAAAAATCATTCCGAAGAAAAGCTCAGTCGCCGGGAAAATTCCCGCTACGACCGACCTTGCTCTGGGCGAGGTGTGCATCAACCACACCGACCGGAGGCTTTACACTCGGAATCCCGCGACCGGCGAAGTCTATAAACTCGCAGGCGCAAAGGAAGCACCCGACCGCATCTGGATGTTCGACCTCATCGGCGACACCACCTACCTCGGCTACCTCCTCTACTCGGCCTTCCCCAATTCCGGAAGCGTCTTTGACGCCGAGGGATGGGAGATCGCACGAACCATCTTCAACTCAGCAGGCACAACCTCATCCGAATCCAGCGCCACCGGCGCTTGGTCCTCCAAAGAAACTCTCACTTACAGCTAACCTTCAAAAATCCAAACACCATGATCGCTACCAACCCAATCGTTATCGGCGAAAAGTCTTTCGACCTTTTTTCGCTCAATCTCGCCATAAACGGCAAGTATCTACCAGATGGCACGCCAGATGCGTCCATTGCTGCCCGTTTTATCCCAACCCGTTTAGTCGAAGACGGCGAGCCAGAGCAGGCGCAAGAACAGAGCGTCAACATCGCCCTCGGTAGCCTCTCCGGCTCCGACGCCGCCACTCTCACCGCCGTTGCTGAGATCAGCGCGGCACTTCAAAAATTCATCATCTCGAAAGGTCTCTAATCATGGCTAACTATCGCGCAGTAGCAAACGGAAACTGGAATACTGGCTCCACATGGGCAGGCGGGGCAGTCCCGCCGAATGGCGAGGGGCATAATGTTTATTCCAACAATTTCACGGTCACCATCGACACTGATGTCAATGTGAACTTGATTACAAACGCCTCAAATGCTGGCACATTTGTAGGTGGCGGAACAGCTGCCGCTGGTGGCGGATTCACGGTGAGCGCCTCCGGTTTGACTATCAACGCAAATCTTGCAACTTATAGCAATCATACATCCTCTACTTTAACTTTTGCAGGCGGAACAGGCACATCCTTAATTTTCAACGGGAATGTAACTGGCGGCACCGCAAACGGAAATATTTTACGAGGAGGCATCAACTTAACTGGAGCAGGGACGCTAACAATCAACGGCAATGTTACTAATTCTGTATTCAATTCGTATTTTTCTGTAGGCGTCACCGCAGGCACAGGATTTTTAATAATAAACGGAAATCTATCAACTATAGTTGGAAACTCCGCAGCAACCACTTCGGGGGGAAATGGAAATGCTGCCATATACTGCTTTGGAACTAACAATCTAACGGTCAACTCTGCAACTATTACAGGAGGAGCCTCCGGAGGCAGCTCTAACTCTCAAACAGCTATTTGGCAAAATGGTAGCAGCACGGTTGTAACACTCAATAATTGCATTATTGACGCTGGAGTTGGAAGCCCTGCTGTTATTGTTTCGTCGGGATCGTTTTTTTCAAACAACGGAATCATCACAGCAGCAAACGGAGTCGGAGGAGTTAGCTCAAGCGTAGTAAATGCTTTCGGGACTTTTGTTTATTCACCAAACGGAACAAATCCAATCGGCGGAGCGCGGTTGATTTTAGGGACCACGCCAACAAACGCTTACACGCAATTTGCGCTCAACGGCATCAATTCCAATTCGTTTGTCCGCTTCTACACCGCCGACAACAACCTCGGCCAAGCCAATCCGACTGATGTCCGCTCTGGCGTGAGCTACGCCAGCGGCAACCTCACCGGACGCCTCACCGTCCCCGCTCGCGGATCGGTGGCGCTCTCGGTGAACTACGGGCCGTCCATGCCATTCACGGCCACCCGCAGCGGCACGACCGCAACGGCAACGCTGGCCTACAGCTACCCGCTCGTCGTTGGTGACCAGATCACCGTCACCGGCGCGAGCAACGCCGAGTGGAACGGCACCCACACCATCGCCTCGGTCGTGAGCGGCACATCGGTGACATTCACCGTGCCGAATACGCATTCTTCCACCGCAGGCACAGGCGCGACGATGCAGACCACCGGCACAGCTATCCTCGATCCCGCAGCCGTGGCCTCGGCAGTGTGGGGAGCAGCCAGCCGCACCATCACCGGCGGATTGGTCGATACAGCCACCACGCTCACCAACTCGCCAGATGTGCCTACGGAGGCAGAAATCGCCAGCGCCGTGCGCACCGAGCTTGCTACCGAACTCGGTCGCATTGATGCCGCAGTGTCCAGCCGCCTCGCTCCAAGCGGCACTCTGGCAACCGTCACGACATTAACCAACGCGCCAACCGTGCCAAGTGCAACCGATATTGCCACACAGGTGAGATCGGAGCTAACCACCGAACTCGGTCGCCTCGACACAAATGTGGGGAGTCGAGCAGCCTCCGGCACGCTGGCCTCGGATGTCACAGCCATCAAGGCCAAGACCGATGCGCTGAATGTGGACCGGGTCAACAACACCGCGACCCTCTCACAGGTCGGCAACCTCCTCGCTCAAGCCAACAGCTAATGAGCGCCGACTCCACAATGCTCGAAACGATCAGCCATGCGGCGGCTCAGTCCGACCGCTGGCTATTCGTGGCGCTTTTGGTCATCGGCATTTCGGCTATTGGCATTTTGTTCAAATACTTCACGGCCAGACTGGACACCCTCCAAGACCGCATGGATGGCCAGACTGCGGAGTTTGTCGCGCATTTGAAAACGGCAAACCAAGAAATGCTCTCCGTCATCGCCTCGGCCAAATCTGTGATCGAGCGGGTCGAGCGAAAGCTGGAGTCAAAATAAGATGCCGAAGTTCGATTTCTATCCCTCGTTCAACGCCGGTGAAGTCTCGCCCTTCATCGACGCCCGGACGAGTCTGGAGAAATACCGCAGCGCCTGCCGCACGCTGGAGAACTTCCAAATCCTCCCCTATGGCGGCGTCATCCGGCGACCAGGCACGGAGTTTCGCGGAGCGGCTAAGTCGGCCACCACGCAGACCCGATTGATCGGATTCAACTTCTCGACCACCACCCGGTTCATCATCGAAATGGGCGTGGGCTACATGAGGTTTTGGAATGCATCAACCGGCCAACTCCAGACCAACGCCTCTGGCGGTATTCTGGAAGTAACCCACCCGTATGTCGGAGCGCACCTGCGCGAAGTTCAGTTCGTGCAAATCAACGATCTCATGTATTTCGCGCACGCGAACTACCCACCGCGCAAGCTCTCGCGCCTCGCCGACAACAACTGGACTTTTGAGACCGTGGTCTTCGATTACCCGCCATTGTTTGAGCAGAACACATCAGACACCACGATCCGGGTTACCAACGAAATCGGCTACACAACACTCACCGCATCCACTCCTATCTTCGACGATAGCATGAACGGCGGGCAGTGGGCACTGGAGTGGAAACGCCCGCTCGCGACCGTGTCGGTCAACATTGCCGGGAACTATCTAAGCAATCTCATGGATGTCGAAGGTGACTGGACTTTCACGACCTTCGGCACATGGGATGCCACCGTGCAAATCCTGCGCTACCCAAACGACAAAATGGAGAAGGGATACACGCAGACCGGAACCCTCACCCGCTCCGGCGCGGTGGCCACCGTCAACCACACCGCCCATGGATACAACACCGGCGACCTGCTGGTCATTGAGGCTGACAATAATACAGCCCCATTTGACACGGGCAGAACCAGCTTGAAAACGATCACGGTGATCAGCGAAAACGCCTATACTTACCCTGTCGCAAACAGCGGGGCGACAACCTGTGATTTTGCCTTTGTCGAAAACATTAGTCAAATGGAGGTCGTGAAGGAATACGACCGCGCCACCGGCGAATCCAACATCATCACCACGGGAACGGAAAGCGCCCGATGCGGGATGATGATCCGAGTCCTCAACTACACTTCCAACACCAAGGGCCGCGCCGTCATCGAAAGCTCGGATTTCCGCACCGGCGGTCTGGTAACCATCGTGGACACCTACATGGCGGCTTGGCAGGCATCGACCGCTTATGTCGTGGGAGATTATGTCACGCAGGGCGGGGCAAATTACAAATGCACAACGCCACACACATCCGGCGCAACCTTCGATGTCACCAAGTGGATTATCCAAAATGGTCTGACATCCTCAACAAAAGCCGGAGCCAATGTGACCCGCTGGCTATCCGCCTCGGCACGGGCCGGAGCCAAGACCATCTTCTGGTCCGAAGCCGCATTTTCTGCCAAGCGCGGCTACCCGCGCTCAGTCGCCATGCACGAACAGCGCCTCTGCTGGGGCGGCACATCCTCCAAGCCAAATACGATCTGGTGCAGCCAGATTGACAATTTCGAGAACTTCAAGACCGGCGTTACTGCAAGCGATGCCGTGCAGTTCACCCTCGCCGCCTCCGAAGGGAACAGAATCAACTGGATGTATAGCCAGTCGCAACTCCTCATCGGAACCTCCGGCGACGAGTGGACCATCGGCAGCGCCGACTCCTCGGCCTCGCTTTCGGCCACCAATGTGCAAGCCAGCCGCCAGTCGAGCTACGGCAGCAAATACATGCGAGCCGCGCTCGTCAACGATGTCCTCCTCTTCGTCCAGCGCAACGGACGCAAGGTGCGCGAACTCGTCTACGAACTCAACAAGGACGGATGGGTCGCGCCGGATTTAACCCTGCTCGCCGAACACATCACCTCTGGAGAAATCGTGGAGGTAGCCTACCAGCAGCAGCCCGATGCCGTCCTGTGGTGCGTGCGCGGAGACGGCACGCTCATCGCCATGACCTACGAGCGTGACCAGAAAGTGGTCGGCTGGCATCGCCATGTCATAGCCGACAATGCCTTGGTCGAATCGGTCGCCACCATCTACGGCAACGGCACGGAGGACGAAGTCTGGATGGTCGTCAAGCGCAGGGTAGGTAGTCAATTTTCGCCTACAATTCAAATTTTTGACATAGAAAAACCAGAATCAAATTCAACATTTGCGTATGTCAGAACATCAACTAATCATAATTTGTTAGCTGGCAATACTATAGTGATTAGCGGTTCTTCGGAAGCATATTACAATGCAACTTGGAGCGTTCAATCTGTAGATGACTCAACAACTTTCCGGATTAGTGTAATTTCAAATTCTCCTCTTACAGCGTTTGGAGGTTCTTTGGCCGGGCAAGCCGGGCAAGAATACCGCACCATCGAGCGGTTCCCGCTCCTCTGGCGCAAGCACCTCGATGACCAGACCGCGAACTCATGGCGCTACCTCGACGGGTGGTCCAAAATTGACGCTGGCGCAGCAGGCCGCACGATCTCTGGCCTCGACCGCTTCAACGGCAAGACCGTTACCGTCATGCAAGACGGCCAAGCCCCTGTGACCCGCACCGTGGCCAGCGGAGCGATCACCGTCCCCGCCGCAGCCGCAGGCTATGTCGGCCTGCCATACACCTCGACGCTTACGCCCATGAAGCTCGACATGGACCTTGAGGACGGTTCCTCCCAAGGCCGCAAGAAGCGCATCCACAAAATCATCGCCCGCCTCTACAAGAGCCGGGGAGGGGAGATCAGCACCAACAACGGTCAGTGGTATGCGCTCGCTGACACGCTCACCACCGGCGACCAGAAAATGATCCTTGCCGGTGCGTTTGGAATCGACGCAGATGTCACTTTGAGGCAAACTGCTCCCTATCCAATGGCTGTCATCGCCCTTCAACCCGTGTGGGATACTTTCGGAAATGAATAACATCACCATGCGACCCTACACAGATGGCGATTACGACATGCTCTGCGAGTGGTGGCACGCGCACGGGAAGCAACGCCGCCCGGAGCAAATGCTGCCCAAGTGCGGAGTCGTCTGCGAACTCAATGGCAAGCCGACCAGCGCCCTCTTCCTGCACATGGATAACTCCTGCGGCATGTGCATGGCCGACCATGCCGTGAGCGCCCCCGGCCTTTCTTTGAAATCCGCCATGCTCGCCTTCCAGCATTGCGTGTCGTGCCTCAAAAAAATCGCCAAGGATTTCGGCTACCACACCATGGCCGTCTTCACTTATCCCGGCATCGCTCGCGTGCTGGAGCGGCAGGGGTTCCGTGAGGCAAACAGAAACCAAGTTTTTCTAATGACGCCAACCGAGGAGGTTTCCAATGGCTGACGGAGGAGCAACAGCATTGGTAGTGGCGTCAATCGTAGCCACAGCCGCCTCGACCGGCGTGGCCATGTATTCCGCTGACCAGCAAGCGAAGTCTCAAGCCGCCATCGCCGACTACAACCGGCAGATCAACGAGCAAAATGCGGCATGGCAGCGCATGGCCGCAGAGCGTGCCGCGCAGAGCGAGCAGTTCAATTCCCAACTCGCCATGTTCAACGCGCAGTCGCAAGCCGACCAAGCGAACATGAACAACATCCTCGTCCAGCAGCAGGCGCAGCAACTCCGCGCTCAAGCTGATGGCGTCGATACCCAAGCCCGCCAACAGGCAGACCGCATCCGCGCCGAGAAGGCCCGCATCCTCGGTCTCCAGCGCAGCCAGTTCGCCAAAGGTGGAGTCACTCCCGAAGGTAGTCCTCTTGCTGTTTTGGCTGATACCGCGAACCTCTACGAAATGCAGGTCGCCGACACCAAGCTCCTCGCCAATCTGGAGAGCAACAAGAAACGCTACGAGGCCGACATGAATAGCCTGGTTGGCGATTTCAACATGAATGCCGACCTCTTCGCCAGCGCCATGGCCAAGAAGAGCGCACAGATTTCTTTCAACGATGCCCAGTTCGCCGAGAAGGCCGCAGGCGCAGGCTACCGAATCAATATGCGCCAAGCCGCCATCGAGCAGCAAGCAGGCTACGCAACCTCCCGCGCCACCCAACTCGGTGGCTACGCTGCCGGAGCCGCTGGAGTCGCCCAGATGGGCCAGATCGGTTTGTCCGCCTACGGAAGTTC